TTGAAGAGGGTGTGCGTAAGTGGAACGCCAAGAAAGGACGCCAAAGTGAGCTAGGACAAGGCATTTACAGTGCCGATGAGCTATGGGCGAGGGATTACGCCCAAATTGAAGTGGTGAAACCCACCGATGAGCAACTGCGCCAATTAATGATGTTAGGCGAAAGCACCAAAGTGGATAAATACGGCTGTTTTACCCTCAAAGCAGGCTACCGCTTAGACGGCGAGAAAAACACCTACTACGCCGAAGCCTTACAAGGCGGGCAATACCCTTATGTGGTGGTGCGGTTTGACCCCGATGACTTGCACGGCACGGTGTATGTGTATGACTTAAATGGCGTGTATTTGTGTGATGCGATCTGTGATAAGCCACTTGCCTTTGACAGCGTGAAAGGGGCTGCAATGCAACGTCGCTTAGAGGCACAAGAAGCACGCCAAACCAAAAAGCAAGTACAAACCCTAGAGAAAATGGACAAACACCAACACGAACAATACCGCAAGCATTTTGACGACGTACCAGAGGCGGAGTTAGTTGAGCCGAAGAAAGTCAAGCGACTAGCAATGTTCGAGGGGAATTTACAACGCAAAGTCGAAGAAATGGATTGGGTGGTGGATGACGATCCCCCTACCGAAAACGGATTTGCCAAAGGTGTAGCGAAATTTAAATGGGTATTAAATGATGATTAAACCACAACGAAAAGGACGAAAAAATGACAGAAATTATTGAACAAATCAAGCAAATTATTGAAAGCGGTGAAATTAACCGTATGCAACTTGCAAAAGAAATTGGGGTAACGCCACCTGTTATCTCAAGTTATCTCAATGGTAAATATACAGGGGATAATGACAAAATCACCCAATCTTTGGAAGGGTGGCTTGAGCAACGCGAAATCAAACGTAGCCAATTTATGACCGCACCTGAGTTTATTAAAACCCCAACCGCCGAGCTTATTCACACCATTATTAGTTATGCTCATGCGTTAGGCTGTATTACCACTGTGTTTGGAATGAGTGGTGCAGGTAAAACGGTCGCCGCACGGGAGTATCAAAAACGCCACCGCAATGTGTGGCTGGTTACCGCCCACCCAAGTCGAGCTAGCCTTGCGGAAATGCTTTATGAAATCGCTCTTGAATTGGGCGTGGGCGAACCGCCAAAACGCAAGGCTGCCCTTGCACGCTTAATTGAAAGCCGAATGAAAGGCACAAAAGGCTTGCTGATTGTTGATGAGGCGGATCACCTCTCTTATGAAACGCTGGAAGAGTTACGTCTTATTCAGGAAGCCTGCGATGTAGGAATGACTTTAATTGGGAATGACAAGGTTTACACCCGTATGCGTGGCGGCATTAACCAAAGCCACGACTTTGCCCGCCTTTGGTCGCGTAGTGCGAAAAACGAAAGCATTCAGCATTGCAAAAAAGAAGACATTGTCGCCATTGCCAATGCGTGGCAACTGGATACCACAGATAAAAAACTGATCAGCTTATTAGCAGAAACAGGCAAGCGAGGTGGTGGCTTACGCATTTTAACCCAAGTGCTACGCCTTGCGTGGTTTAGTGCCAACGGCGACAACAAACGCCTTGATTATGACTACATTTTAGCGGCGAAAAATGAATTGCAAGGGGAAACGGTATGAAACGCACCACATTAACCCACCCAAACCCTGTTTTACGAGGCAATAACGAGATGGTGTTGAACTACCTAAGCCAAGTGCAAAAGTGCATTAGAAAGCTGGAAGAAATGGGCTTGCACGTGATTAATGTGCATTTTGAAAGCATTAAACCCAAAGTGCGGGTGCAACCCAACCATAACACCAAAGAGCTAGAAAAAACCGCTCAAGCGATGCGGTATATCCTCGGTAATGATGGACAACGCTTTGACGAGTGGCAAATGATGGTGCAAGGCATCAAAGTAGTTTGGAGGAGTTATGTCCAGTAAAAAGAAAGGAAAGGTCGTTTATGCCCTTTATCGCGGTGAAACCAACCTTGGTGATGGTACAGCCGCAGAATTGGCAAAACGGTTAAATAAAAACCGCAATTATATCCCGACGCTCGCCTGCAAAAGAACGCACAGGTTAGCAGAGAATAACCCAAACCGCTTAATGGCAATCAAAATTGGTTATACCACTGATGAACTATAAGGAGGAAAAATGAAAAAAATCGCCGTAATTTGCACCGCACTTTTATTGGCGGGGTGTGATGGACAAACCCGTGCCAAGTTTACCGACGTGCGAATTGCTGAAATTTGCAAAGGTGGCGTGGTGTATTTAGTTGTTAATAACGGAGGCATCACCCCAAAAATCAACGGCAATTATGACGTTTATACCTGTAATCAATCAGCTAACCCATAGGAGAAAACAATGAGTAAAACCAGACTAAAAAGCGACACCATCCGATATCAAACCCGAGAAGAAGTGGAGATTGCGATTAAAGATATTGGCGATTTGCAACGTGAGTTGCAACGCCTTGCGACCCACCAAAATGACGAATTGGCGGCGATTACCGAAAAATATGCCCCAAAAATCACCGCTCTTCAGGAGCAAATGAAGCCCTTACAAAAAGCTATCGAAGTGTGGTGTGAAGCCAACCGTGCGGAACTGACGCAAAACGGTAAAACGAAAACAGGCAGCTTTAACACGGGTGAGGTGCAATGGCGACAACGTCCACCGAGTGTATCAATCCGCAAAGCGGACGAAGTGTTGGCAAGATTGCGTGCGTTAGGATTAACTCAGTTTATCCGCACCAAAGAAGAGCCAAACAAAGAAGCTATGCTTGCCGAACCGAATATTGCTTCAACCGTAACAGGCATTACGATTAAAACTGCCGTAGAAGATTTTGTGATTAAACCCTTTGAGCAGGAGGTGTAAATGGACGATGTGATTGTAATGCTGGGGTATTTTGTCTTAATGGGGTGGCTGATGTGGCTAATATATAAATCAATTTAAAGCCCTTTTCAACGCTCTTTAAACCTGATTTAAGGGGCGTTTATAAAGTGTTTTAAATCAAAAAATAGGAGCAATGACAATGAATTATCACGCTGAAATAGACGTTAAATTGACTTTGGGTATTGAAGCTGAAACCAAAGACGATGCGATATGTTATATCGACCAACTACTGGAAGAAATCCATGAAGGCTACGCGATTGGTCTGAAGTATCGAATTAATTTTGTAAATGAGGAATGCGACGATGAAGAATAAATATCTTGTCAGACTGTACGGAATGATTGAAATCACTGTGGAAGCGGAAAGCCTTGAAGATGCGACGGAATGCGATTTAAACAGCCTAGACCTAAATGCAATGCCTCATCACATTATTGATACTGATGAGGTTGTGGAGGTTGAAGAGCTATGACAACGCAAAAGCAAAGTGAACTTGCACTCAAGCTGGATATGATGATCGGACAGCTTCAACAGGCGGTTAGAGCGATTAATACGGGTAACTATATTGCGGCGGGGGTGTATATGGAAATGGTGCAAAACCAACTGCCAAAGGTGAGATGGCAGGTAAGGGGGTAAAGATGTTAAAAGAAAAAGACTTAATCGAAGACCACGAGTATATCTCTAAAAACGCAAGATTTAGCTATGGCGTACTTAGTAAAAGAGTAATCCTTAAAATTAACAAAGAAATGAGCTATGTAACTTACTGCGAATACAAAGGCATCCAGCAAGGTATTAAAGCGATAATGAAAACCATCTCAATTAAATCATTTTTAAGATGGGCGGTTGCGGATGTTACCGATACTAAAAAATTGGATAGAAATAAGGGGTAAAAAATGACATGTGAGCAAGCTGAATATAGAAAGTTAGAAATACTAGTGAAAGCAGATCAACATTTCTATAGGTATTGTGAATATACCAAGTATTGGACAGCAGCTGATGAATGGGAAAATCGCGGAGATCCTATTATAAGTGGTATTCGGTTAGCAATTGGACAATATATTCAGAAAGGTGCATTAGGCAAAGGAATTCAGTTTTCAGAATTTGTTCAATGTTTAAATACAGGCTTTGCTGGTGGAGCGTTAAATGCCGCTAGAGAAGCGGAAGAACTTCCTAAATACAGTCGGCAAAAAGCGAAGAAACATAAAATTGGGCAAGGATATGCTACCCCTAATACAGGAGAGTGTGGCTATGAATAAAATCAAAAGGTGAAATTGTATTAAAACCCATTTACCGCCCTTTGTACCCAGAGGGCGGAATAATGTGTTTTAAGGGAGGTCTAATGTACACTAAACCCAAATATATCCAGCTTATCCATATCGCCAAGCAAAAGCTCGGTATAGATGAGCTTAGTTATCGTGCAATGCTAGAACGGCTCACGGGCAAAAGCTCAACGAAGCAAATGACTATTCCCGAGCTCACAAAAGTATACAACGAGCTAGAGAATAAAGGCTTTAAAAAAACGTCACGTAAAGGGAAATCACCAAGCACTACTCAACTAAAAACTAAAAGCAATATTGCCAAGAAAATCCTTGCGCTTTGGATTGATATGGCACGTAAAGGCATTATTCGAGATGGTTCTGAAAAAGCATTAAATGTGTATATTATGAGGATTGTGAATGAAGTAACGCAAAGGCAACGTCCAGATCCCAAAATGCTGTATGTAGGCTTCTTACATACAATAGATAATACAATGGCAACAATTGTTGTCGAGCGACTCAAAAAATGGCAGCAACGGGTGGAGAGAAAAAATGGATAAAGACAAATTAGATGTGTTTGAACGCAAAGCCCCTGAAGTGTTGGCGGATTTAGCGGCACATATTGAGCAAGAGTTAATCAATCGTTATAAAATGCCCGAAGAACAAGCCAAACAAGCGGGAGTTGATGTGGCAATGCGGATTTCAAGAGCTTGGGCAGGGGAGATTATTTATATCCCTCGTGCTTTGCTATTAGCATTATCTGAACGTGATTTGAAAATTTGGCGTGAGTTTAACGGGGTTAATCACCGTGAGTTGGCTCGCAAATATGGGGTATCTATGCAATGGGTGTACCAAATCGTTAAACGTATGCAAAAAGAGGAAATCGACCGTCATCAGATTGATATGTTTAAGTAATTGTGAGCAGTTGCACAATTTTAAAGTCCCATCTTAATTAAGGTGGGATTTTTTATTTATGTTTGTTTTATACTAAAGCAAATTTATCAAACATAAAGGAAAATTAAATGAACTCAATAAAAAAATATACAGTTATTTTATGCCTGTTTTTTGTTTTGCCAACTCTTTCTTTTGCTCAAGATATCGGCTTAACCGTATCGCAATTTGCTAAAAGAGTGAATACAAATCTTGCCAGTATAGAATCACCATTTAGATTAAATGAGTCACTTAAAATTGAAAAAGGCAGTGTTAATGATGTCGCTAGTTATCAATTTTCAGATAATTTTTCAGTGGTGATCACAGTTGATAAAAAGACTCATAAAGTAAAGGGAGTAATGACAAATGTACTGCCTCGTGCAAATGGTGGAAATCAAAATTTAATTATGTTCTTTAGTAATTCTGCACTGTTATCTGCTTTTGATAGTAAAAACGCAATGAAAACAGTAGGTAAAAAGTTTATTAATCTTACGACTGAAGCGATAACAGAATGGAGTGAGTCGAAAAAAGATGTGATGAAATCGTTTATAATGAACGGTAAAAAATATGGGATCTCAATAAATTCATACACTGGTGTAATGTCATTTGCTGAAATTGAAGAATAATAGCATGATAAAAAATATCGTCATCTTTATATTAATGTATATTAGTAGTTTTTCTTATGCTGCTAAACAAGAATACAGTTGTGATGATGGGAAACGCTACTGCAAAGAAATGAGAAATTGTGAAGAAGCTAAATATCACCTAAAGCAATGCGGATTATCTCGACTTGATAAAGATGGTATTCCATGCGAAAGTATTTGTCACTGATAATTCTTTAAAGTGCTTTAAAATCAAAATCCATAATGAAGTTTTAAACTCTCTTTAAACTAAGTTTAAAGGGAGTTTTTTATGCCTTTCCCAATTACCAAAATCGTTATCCACTGTTCAGCAACGCAAAATGGCAAGCCTTTAGGTAATAAGGATCTATCCGCCGCTCAAATCATTGACAGCTGGCACGCTAAGCGGGGTTTTAAACGTAACCCGATAAATACCCGTCATTTTAACCCGCACTTACCGCACATTGGCTATCACTTTGTAGTTGATGTTGATGGCACGGTAGAAACAGCTCGCCAAGAGGGGGAAAACGGGGCTCACGTTAAAGGGCATAACGCCCATAGCCTAGGTATTTGCCTTGTAGGTGGTATCAGTATTGATGGTAAAAACTACGGACGCTACACCGCTAAACAATGGTATGCCTTGCATAAGTTACTGAGAGAACTCGAAGCAAAATATCCCGAAGCCCGTATTTGTGGGCATCGTGATTTATCGCCTGATTTGAATGGAGATGGCACGATTACCCCGAATGAATGGCTAAAAGCCTGCCCGTGCTTTGATGTGTGGGAATGGCTGGATAGTGAGCAAATCATTAACCAAGAGCATTTATTTAAGGAGTAAATGATGAGTGCGTCAATGCAGCAATTTTACTGGGGTAAAGCATTCTCGCGAGGGTGGAAAATGAGCAATAACGCCAAGTGGAATAAGGCTATTAATGGTGGGCGTACAGCAGCACAACAGTTTTATTTGTTATGGAGTTACTAAATGGCACTGAAAGAATTAATTACCAACGACAACGGTCGCCTTAGCACCACCGCCTTTATTCAATTTTTCGGGGCGGTTTTGATGGCAATAATTTTGGCTTATAGCGTCTATTTAGACCGCTCAAATGTCAGTGAGCTTTTTACCACTTTTGCCCTATTTTGTGGCGGTGGTGTGGCGACTAAAGGCTTTGCCAATGCCCTTAATCACCGTAAATCCTCACTACCGCAAGGAGAAGAGCAATGATGTTATCTGCAAGTTTAATTGCCCTCGGTGGCTTTGCCTTATTTGTGGTTTACGCCGTATGGCGATTTAAAAAAGCGGAGCGAAGCCTAGAACAAATGTTTGCCACCGTAGAGCGCCTTGAGCAAGAAAAAGCCGTGGCACAAGCCCAAGTAAAACAGTTTGAAGTGAGAAAAAACAATGAAAAAAACCACCGCACTGCTGATCGTAATGATCTTATTGACCGCTTGCAGCAACAAGGCGATCTCCGTGATTAATCCGAGTTGTTCTGGCTTTGGTTTAATCCAAGCCAGTCGGCAGGATACCACTGAAACCCTACGCCAAATTGCGGTGCATAACGCCACTTATCGGGTGATTTGCAAGGAGCAAAGTAATGACAATTAATGTCGATTTTTGGCACTTGGTGGGGCTTCTGCTTTCATTCTTAGGTTGCTGTTTTGGTTTTGCCAAAATCTTGGTGGCACAGTTTCAAAGCAGTTTAAGCGAGCGACATCAAAACCAGCTCAAAGTCAATGATAAAGTGGAAGAACTGGAAAAGC